AGCGTCATAAAATTTCCACAACTCTTCAATGTTTTTAAACGAACCAAACCTACTCGATATAATATTTGATCCTAACTTACCTTTTGATGAATTAGGTGTCCCAACAACAAATGGTGGGTCGAACATAATACTATTTACTGAATTATCAGGTAATGGTAATTTATCCGCAGATGATTGAATTGTATCTTCAGTTTGTGGGTATAAATCAAACTTATGTTTTGGTTCAGGTATAACTGTTTTTTTATAGAAATTACCTTTAGAATAAGTTGGATCCACATCTATTTGTCTGGATGGAATATAAAGTTTTAATATATTATCAATAATAACTGATTGTTCATCTGACACAGTTTTAATAACATCTTTATTTGTTCTTGCAAATTCTATCATTTATATATTACCTCCGTGATTGTTTCTATTACACCATAAGTATCTAACTTAATTTTCAATTCTTTTGCTTTATTAATGTACCAAGAAGCCTTATTAGCGTCTTGTTCCAATGGTTGATTTGGTTTATCCCCCATACGCATCTTATACTTAAAAGCATTCATTTCACAAAAAGCAATTGTTTTTTCAACACCCCAAATATCTACCATCATATCAATAACTTCTTTACTAAAAGTATTGTAATGGTTTGGGTGATTTACGTGTTCGTATTCCTTGTTTTCCATATATACAAGGGTAATAAAAAAAAATTAAAAAGAAAAGTTATTTAGATTAAACTAGATAATGTTGTTAATTTTAATAAGGCGTCTAATATTGACCTACAATTACCAAAATCAACATCACTAATAACACCATTTAATTTATTAAATAAATTAAATAATGATAGTATTATAGCCAACCTAGCCTTTGTTTTTTCCCCTACAATTTGTATTATTAAACCTTGAATTATTAACCATATATTATCAGCAACTAAATTATATATTTTTTCATAAATTTGAGTAATAATAGTTTTAATCATATCAAACAAAGATTTTGTGAACTTTTGTAAGAAACTTTCAAACCCTTCACCCCATTCAACACCCCCTACTTCAGTTAATATTGCAAACAACATTATTACTTTTGGGGATAATAATAATCTACTCATATTATTAGGTATTTGAGCTATTATACCTAATTTGAAATCTATATTTAATGTGGGTAAAGAAATTGGGTTTTCAGTTATTGGATCACCACCAGTTGCAATACCGTTACCTGTACCATTTGCATTATTTTGATATGAATTATTTAATACACTATCAATGTTATTCAATATACTGTTTAACTGATTTATTTCATCGTTTATTTGACTATAAGCGTCCAACACAGTTTCATTTGTTATTGGTGTTTGTATAGGTTGACAAAGTATTTGATTTATTTTATTTGTAAAATCATCAGATAATGTATCATATTCATTATATTTAGCAATTCTTTCAGCTAATATTTGACTTAAAGGTTTTCCTTTATTATTTAATAAATCAACCAATATTGCTTCTTTTTCTGTTTTATTTCTACCAATATCATTCAATGTTGGAGCACAAGCATTTCTTACGTCATTAATTAATTTATTTAAAAATTGTAATCTTTTTTGTAATTCTTTATTTGGTTTTTGTGATACACTAAATAAAGATTTGAAAAATTCATTATCAATAATAGTTAATGAATTTACATAATCATTTACAAAAACACTTACAGGTTGATTTACATATTTAGGATTTATTCTAAAACTTAAAACTTGTGTTGATTGATTAAAACTTACATTTGTTAATAAATCTTGCCAAGATGTTGAACCAGCGGATCCATTTAATGTATCATATATAAATCTATTTAATCCATTATTTATTTCATACGCACCACTAACATCATCTAATGGACTTGTTTTTAATAAAAAAAAATAATCTATACTTGATACTGAGAACTCAATATCATTTGAACCATTTGTATATTCTGGTTTAATAATAAAATCATTATTACAAAAGAAAGATTTAAGAATTACTTTTTTTAAACCTTCTTTAAGTTTTGTATTTATTGAATCTATATTACCTAATACTGAATTTAGAACTTCTTGAACAGCCTGTTTCTTACCTTTCATTGTTCCAAGTAAATCCATAAGAAAATCAAACGGATCATCTTTAGGTATTCTTAGTGAAGGTAAAGAGTAATTTGTTAATTGTAATACAAGTTTTTCTTTTTTTAATTGCTCAATTGTAATTAAAAAGTTTTGAACCCTATCAAGTATAAGTTTTTTATTCGCTTGTCCAGTATTAGCCATTATTCACCGGTGATATTTATCTTACCTTCTTTTATTTCCTTAACCAATTTACGCATTTCAGCTTTTTGTTCTTTTGATATTTCTTTAATTGAAGTATCTTCATTTTTAATACCACCTTTCTTATTCATAATATCAGCCATAAGTTTAGCCAATTCAATTTTTTTACCGATTGAAGAGTCTATTACTTTTAATAATTCGTTATTGATTTTACCAACCATAGCTATATCACTATTTTCTTCAACATTTTTTAAATATTTGTTGAGTAATCCTAAAGCCTTATTTCTTTGATCTACCACCTCATTATATGTTTCTTGAAGTAATGATGTTAAACTTTCATCATTTATTTCTAATTTTTGCTTTGCCATATATATAAATAGATCTATACTATATTTTATATAAAGCTGATCTAGTTTCTAGTTTCTAGTTTCTAGTTATTATATATATTATTAATTATTAAGGTCCTGGTCAATATAAATATATAAAGCATAAAATAAACATTTATTTATTTTTTATTGAAAAATATTATATTGTTATAGATGATAGAATTAAATGAAATTTCAAAAGTTAAAGCTCTTGATATATTAAAAAGTTATGTTGGTGATAACCCTTATATCTTGGAATTAAAAAGAACAAGAGAAAAGAAATCATTCTTACCTATAACTGAAAATCAAGCAAATTATATTATAAATAATCATACTTTTCAAGTAAAAGAAGTAAATAAGTTTTTGGATTTAACTAATTTCTTTAGAAACTCTTTAATGAGACAATTTAATATATCTATTCAAATAGAAAAAATTCTAATAGAAAAGATTGTTGGGGAACAAGAAAAGGTATATCATGCTCAAGTTAAATTACTTAAAAATAGGGATTCTGAACTTATTTGGCTACCAAAAGCACAATTAAATGAAGATTTATTTAGAGTTATACCTGAAGTAAATGTAGAATGGGGTAAATACTCTTCAAGGCTTCCTATGAAACATCAAGAAGAAGCAATAATTAAATTACTTCAACACGATAAGTTTTTATTATTAGATACACCAGGTTTAGGAAAAACAGCATCTTCAATAATAGCGGCATTAGAATCAGGCGTTAAAAAAATATTGGTTATATGTCCAGCATCACTTAAATTAAATTGGAAGAAAGAAATATCTATATATGATGATTCTGAAAATGTATCAATTATTCAAAGAGAATGGATACCTAATAAATGGACAATCATTAATTATGATATATTGGATAAATTTAATACAATTGAAAAACCTAAAAAAGGTAAAAAACCTAAATTTAAGTTTCAAGAATATGATGAAGTTGTTATAAATAATCATATAATAGATGAAAAATTTGATTTAATCATTTGTGATGAATGTTTTCAATATAATACTTTAGTTGACACTAATATTGGTAAATTACCAATAGGTAAAATAGTTGAAAAATGTATGGACGTTGAAATTTTATCATTAAATTTAAATACAAATCAACTTGAATATAAAAAAATTGATAGATGGATAAAAAAAGAAAATGACATTATTTTAAGAATAAAATATCAAAACGAATTATTTATAGAATGTACACCAAATCATAAAGTGTACGTTAAAAATAAAGGTTATATTAAAGCTGAAGATATTAAAGTACATGATGAATTGTATATGTTGCAACAAACCACTATCTCAGAGACAGATATGGAAGAAAGGGATGTTTTGCTCAAGGGATTGTGCCCAAATAGGAAAAGAAAAAAAGGGTTGGGAAAAAGGGAAATTAAAAAAACCTCTTTTAATAATAAATTGTCAAGAATGTCAAAAAGAAGTGTCAATCAAAAATTATTTAAAAGGGGTGCAAAGATTTTGTGGAAAATCTTGTTCAGCGAAATGGAGGATGAAACAAACGGAAATAAGGGAGAAGGTGTATTCGGAAGAAGTATTAAAAAAAATAAAAGTAAGTCAAAAATTAAATTATTTAAAAAATTCGGAAAGAGCGAAAAAAAGTTCAGAACGAATGAAAAAAGAAAATCCGATGTTTATACAGAAAAATATAGACAAAATGAAAAATTCTTTAAAGGGAAGGACTTTCCTATCGAGAGGAGGGAATGGGAAACTGACAAACCAACAAGTAAAAATAAAAAGTTATTTATCAGAAGATTGGGTGATGGAGTATCCTATAAAAACAAAAGATGTGATGAACGATTTCAAATCGTTACCAACATCATACAAAGTAGATATTGGAAATCCAAAATTAAAAATAGCTATAGAAATCGATGGGAATTCTCACAAAACAAAAAAATGGAAATTTTTGGACAGAAGAAAAACAGAAGTATTAAATTCGTTAGGGTGGAAAGTATTGAGATTTTGGAATCAGGAAGTAACGAATCAAATAGAAAACTGTTTAACGGTGATAAATCAGTATATAATATAGAAGTTCGTGATAATCATAATTATTTCGCCGATAACATACTAGTTAGTAATTGTCATTATTTAAAATCATTAAGTTCAAACAGAACAAAACACGTTAAAAAAATAGTTAAACCAATTAAAAAAAGATGGTTTCTAACAGGAACACCTATCACAAATAAGCCTGTGGATTTGTTTTCATTATTATCTATGGTAGAACACCCACTTTCAACTAATTATAATTCATTCTTATATAGTTATTGTAACGCTAAAACTATGATAATTAAAGGTAGAAAAATTATTAAAGCTGATGGTGCTTCAAATCTTGAAGAATTAAATAGAAGGATTAAACCTGTTTCAATTAGAAGAAGAAAAGAAGATGTGTTAGATTTACCCGATAAAATTATTTCACCTGTTTATATTGAATTAGATGATGATGAAAAAATAGATTATGATTCATCTGTTGAAAGATATATTCAAATGAGAGAGGAACAGGGTAAAAATGTGTCATATGCTAAAAAACTTGTTGAATTATCCGTTTTAAGAAGATGGGTGGCTGAAAAGAAATTAAAACATACTAAAGAACTTATCAATAATTCTTTAGAGGGTGATAAAAAAGTAATTGTATTTACTGATTATACTTCAGTTGTTAATACTTTAAAAGAAGAATATAAGGATATTTGTGTTGTTATTAATGGTGAAACAAGTCAAAAGGATAGACAAAAGGCTGTTGAGGATTTTCAAAATAACCCAAATGTTAGATTGTTTATTGGTAATACCGTAGCCGCTGGAGTTGGATTAACTTTAACTGCTGCTGAAGTTGTTATTGTAAATGATTTAAATTGGACCCCTGCGAATGTAGACCAATCATTAGATAGAGCTTATAGAATTGGTCAAACTAAAGATGTTATTTGTTATTTCCCACTATTTGACGATACAATTGATACTATTGTGTATGAAGTATTAGATAAGAAAAGAGATATTATCAATATGGCTATTGATGGTGTGATTGATAATAAAGGTGTAATTGAAGAATTAATTAATAGATTAGATGAGAAGTTTAAAAAATAAACATCGAAATACTTCACATATTATTTTTGCTCGTAATTGTATGCAAGAATTAGTGTCCAAACCAACAAATAATGGTTTAACACAAATAAGTGATGATGATTTAATTAAAATTGAAACTATATTGAATAGGTATAGAAAAAAAAGATAATTACTTTAAAGCATTTATTAAAGCCAATTTAATAGCGTTAGATAAAACTGTTTGTTTAAATGGAACTTCTTCATTTATTTCAAGCATCATAGCATTTGTGGATGTTTTATAAGTTCCAGTTCCTTCCATTATTCTAATCCCATTTATTACTTTAACTTTAATTTCCGTAATTTTATTTTGTAAAGCAAATCCAGCAATTCTAAATGTATTTTCAGGTAATCCTATATAAGTTATTTCAACATATATAGGTGATCCATCTTGACAAATATCAAAACCTTTATCTTGTAATAAATCTTCAGTAATTTGTTTTATACCAAATAATACCGATCTATTCTCAATAGATTTCATTTCAGTTTTATTATAAACTGAATCAACTTTTACACATTGTCCAAATGAAAACAATGGAAGGAATAATAACCCAAATAATAAACTTTTAATTGTCATAGCCTGTTCTTATTATATAAAAATTAGTTATATCACCATTTGTTAGTGGTGACGCTGTAGTTGTTTGAACTCCCGGATATGTTAATCTTAAATCCGTGACTGATGACCTAATAGTAGAATGTTCTATTTGTGTATATATTCTATAATTCGGTACAGTCCAAACCAATCCCCTACGTTTTTTTATTTGTAAATAAATATCTGATACTGAGAAATTATTATCAGTATTTAAATCATATCTAAAATAATCAGATCCGTTAATAGTTCTTTTATTAAATATAAGATTGTTATTATCTAAAGCATCGTTTCTTTGTGGAGATGATATTGATAATGTATCTAATAATATTCTCCATTCATTTGTTGCTAATGATGGTCTTGATATATTATAATTTCCTAATGCATTAGTTAATACTGTCGTATCTAAAGACCAAGCAGATGTATTTACGGTTACTACTCCTAACTCACTTGTTTGAAGTGAATATGTAGATTGGGATGGTCGTTTCCAAACTACAGCTAATCCTTCACCGCCCCCATATTCTTGCATTCTGGCTTTAAAGGTATATTGAGTTCCAGCAACTAAGCTAATAGTTCCGTATTGATATCCACTCATACCATGACCACCATAAAAAGACTTTACTAACGTCCCATTTATTATTAAGTCAGACCCATCATCTGAATTTATACCAAATGTATAAGTACCAGATTCTGCAGGGACAAAAGTACCTGTTAATTCTACAGAGAAATATTCTCCATTATTAGGTATAGTTATTCCATTAGATGATAATGTACTCCAACTACTCCAATTTAATACTATATTAGATGCTTTAGTACCAGACCATTTTAATACGGTGTTATTAAATGATGTATTAAAGCACTTATCCATTTCTGTTACAGACATTGGATAATTAGCGTATTGAGAAGTACTTCCATTAGCATTATGAGTTGAAAATACTTTTGTAGTTAAATTACTTACAATAGAAGTAGATACGGTACGCTTCCATAGCTGTATTCTTATATTAGATACTCCTACATTATTAATTCCATATACAGTGCCAGTTTGAGTAAAGTTTTGAGCACTAATAAAGTTTGATATTATTAAGAATAAGATACATAAATATTTTCTCATAAAGTTAATTTAGCTCCGAATAATATTTGATAATTTACTAGCTGCTCATTTACTGAATATGTTGTTCCTGCGGTTAATCCAAACTTAAAGGATTTAGTTACTTTATAGTTTATATTCATAAATGGAAGTATTAATGGTTTTGATTTCATTATACTTTCAGTATAATATTTCATATATGGAACATACACCGCTACTAATATAAATACCGCGTCAGTATTTTTAGTTAGTTGTCCTTTATACATTCCACCACCAAGAGTTAATAAAGAAGTTAATGGTTCGTTATTTAAAGCGCCGTACATACCACCAACACCATATAATCCAGTAAATTTTTTTACGTTATCTATTCTTATAAATACTAATGTATTGCTATAACTGTTTGGTAATATTGATATACTATTAGAAACTAAATCTATATGTTTACGAGTCGTTTTTTGTGTCATCCAAGATTTAAATATAGTTATATTTCCTATATTAGCATTTATTGTAAAATCTCCTGATACTCCTAATGATGTCTTTTTATTTCCAGATATTCTAATATACGATGTTGTAACTTTAGCGTCTTGTTTACTGTCAGCAGCAGATTGCATACCAACTAAATCGCCTGTTAACATAATAGCTGGTTTATCTGATTTTGAAGTAGCTTTACTAGTTGATTTAGTAGAACTAGAAGATTGTTTTGTTTCTTCTTGCTTAGTTTCTTCTTGTTTTTGCTCTTCTTGTTTTTCTTCTTTACTTTGAACTCCTTTTTCTGATTTACCACCAGATACAGTTCTCCCTCCACCTGAATTACCTCCACCAGATCCTCCACCCCCTGAATTACCTCCACCAGATCCTCCACCCCCTGAATTATCATTAGAAGTTGTATTATCAGGACTATTTCCGGTTGTCGATGTGACATCAGTAGGTATAGAATTAACCCCTGAAGATGTTATTGATGTTAACATAGAACCTAATGAAACAACATTATTAACTACGTTATTAGTTACATTTAATACGTTAGTTGTGATTGTTTGAACCCCTATTTGAGCACATGGATTTCCTTTACCATATTCATTATAAACTGAATTAGCCCAAGAGTCAAAAGTTCCATTTTGAAGTTCTGTTGGTGTAAATGTTTTTACTTGCCCATAATAATTCATTACGATAGGTAAAGTTCCATTTAATCCTGACACATTAATACTTTTAATTTCTTTAGTACAGGGATCAACATATGAATATGAAATAGATTGAGCTTTTACACCCAACCCACTCATTGTAAATAAAATTAAAATAATAGAAATTATTTTATTTTTCAAAGATTCCATCTTTAATCATTTTAGATACCACCCTAGAACAAGCTGTTTCTAAGGATTTTCTTGTCGAAATACCAACAGTTGACTGTGCGAATTTCATGTCAAGAGATTTCAAAAATGATTGACCATATTGGGTTGCTTCACCCATACCAGAACCTACTCTAACTTGTCCAGATTCAGCATCAACAAATCTAATTTGTAATCCTAATCTTGTAGTTACTTCTAATTGCTTTTTACCTGTCGTATAAGTTTCTTGTTCATCTACTGAAAAATCATATACTTCAATATAAACAAAATACTTTGCGAGTTTAATTTTACCTTTACCATCTAATTTGTTTTCAGTAAAACCTTTAGCACTTGCTTGGAATTGTTTAACCATTTTAAGTTTGATTTCTTCTTTATCTTCTGTAAACTCAAATCTATTTGTACCTTCTAAATAATCTAAAGCAATATTTGTAACACCTAACCCTACGTTTTTTTCTTTAAGGATTGGGTATGAATTAAGGACATTATCACTAATACCGATTGAAAGAACTTGAACCGGGATTGGCTTTCCATCATAATCACTTACTACTTGTATTGATTGTTTCTTTTCAAAATCAGCTGTGTATTTTTCTGTTCTAGTTGTTCCACAACCAAACATCATAGCCGCCCCTAAAAGAGCCACTATGAAGTTGATTATGCTTTGTTGGTTTATAATTTTCATTTTTTGTTGGTTTTCGTTATTTAAGATTTATTACCAAGGCGCTTCTTCCTTTGGTTCTTCTTTTTTCTTTTCTTCTTTAACTGTTGTTGGTTTTTCTATAACCCTTTCTTTAATGATTGTAGTATTTCCACCACCATTATTTTGTTGTTTTTGTTCGTTATTGTTTGATAAATTGATAACCACAGGTGCTGCCGTTGCTGGAGCGGGTGTTGCTTGTTCTGTTTTAGTTTCAGTATTATCATCTGAATGTCCGTTAAAAAATGTTGTTGTTAACCAAGTACCCGCACCGAGTACCGCTGTTGATAGAGTACCAATGATGGTTTTCTTTAAACCTGACCATGTTCCATCGTTTGTGTTTTCTGTTTCTTCTGTCATAATATTTATTTATTTATATGTTTATTCTATTACATAAATAGACTGTTTATTACTTTTGTACTACCAATTATTTTACCGTCACACTCAACTACCGCTGTATAAGCACTGGTTGGTAAACTTGTTAAATTAGCGGTGTATCTGTATTCACCTTTTGGCATCTTACCATTAGTTATTTCGGCTACTTTATGTCCACTTATATCTATAAAATAAACCATAGTATTATTGTTATCAGGAATATTAAATTGAACTGATACAATACCGGTTGAAGGATTTGGGTAAACCAATATATTTAAACTACCATTTAACCTTGATACAATTGGAGATGTTTTAAGAACTTCCACTCTACCATCAGTAGGTTTAATACTTAAATCTTTAGCCATTGAATTACCTACAAATTTACGAGTTACATATAATGGAGAACCATTCCAATCATCTTTAGGTTTTTTAGCGTAAAATTGCATTACAACTACATCATCACCATCTTTAACTTTATTTTGTTCACTCATATCTACACCACCCCACTCAACTACACCGTCATTAGGATTTGTAAATGACATCCATTTAGCGGTTGAGTTAAGGGTTTTTACACCCCTAAACTCTAATAAATCTGTATCATATTTCATCGCTAATTGTACAGCACCTAATTCTTGTCCGTTAGTTAAAACTTTTACCGGAATATTTACTAAATTACCTTCTTCTATTTTTAATGTTGGTAAATTAATTTCCATTTCATTTAATGAAGCGTAATAATCGGTTGTTTGATCTATAATGAAATTAGGTGTATTTAATGGGTTAGTTATTTTAATTGGAACTAATCTAGCCATACGGAAACCTGTTTGATTTACGTCACCTGTCGCTAATACATAAACTGTAATAGAATCAACACCTGTTACAATTGTATATGAATAATTATTACTTCCTGGTATATCTAATGAGTGGTTAGTTAAACTATCATTTGTAATTGTGTTATATTGAACATCTGTAAAGAATCTAACGTCAGGGGTTGTAAATTTGTTAAATCTACCCGCAATTCTATTAAAAATTGTATATACGTCTGAAATAGATATATTACCTGAATTATTTGGATCTGATGAATGAAAATCAAAACCTTTTGGATTTTCAATACCTAATACAAATCTATTAACTTTTTGAGCGTCTGCTGTTGTTACTACATTACCTAACGATAAAGTATCACCTTTAACTTCTATTTTACAAGTCCAATATGTAGTATCTACGATAGGACTAAATGCAAATTTACCATTCAAGTCAGTAGTATCAACATTAACTAATGTCCAATTACCACCTGATTTAGGTTGTTTCCATAAACCTACTAATAAATTTTTAGTAAATGAACCAGTTACGTTTTTAAATGTTCCTGCGAAATTGATAGAAGGTCTAATAAATACACCACCACCGTTAAATTTATTTAATGTTGTATCTTTACCTAAGTTAGTTGAAGCTATTGTTGGGTATTGATTATCAAAACTCAATGAAGTAATTCCTGTTAAATATTGGAATGTGTTTGGATTTGAATGTTTGAAGTTTATATTAAATAATTCACCTGATGTGTAAGTATAATTAAGATTTGTTCCATCATATACTGTTGATATTGTAATTGTTCCTTTATTTACATAGAACTGTAAATAAGAATCTGAACTATCGGGAATAACTAATCTAACTGATGGTTCTGTAAAGGCTATTGTATCGTAAGTAATCTTAAATTGTAGAGCCGTAATTTTACTTGGTGTTGTGTTATTATAGCAAAGTTTTACATCTGTTTGGTTAGCTATTGAAGATGAAACCGTGTAATTTGGTTTAATAATAATTGAGTTTCCGTTAGGTGTTGGACACGTTTGTCCAAACGTAATAACAGATAGGCATAGTAATGCCAAAAACGATAGGATTTTTTTCATTTGTTGGTTTGTTTTTTAATTTATTCTTTGTTATCTATAAATAGAACAAAAAATTATTTTTAACGGATATAATTTATTTTTTAAATTAAAAATTGTATAATTAAATACATTATAAATGGTTACTTTTTATAGATTTTAACTATTTATATAATACAAATTTGAACTCGTTAGAGTTGTTATAAACTTTATTAAATATATATTATGAGCACAAAAGCACAACCAAAAAACAGCGTATTAGACGCAATCCTTAATCAGTACGAAAGTAATAAGGCAAAACCAAGAAAAGAGGTTAATCTCGATAAATACTTCACAACAATGTTACCAAAAGGTAAACTCACAGACAAAAAGAAATTCAGAATTATTCCAGCAGAACCAGGACAATCACCATTTGTAGAAGTGTGGTTTCACAACGTTCAAGTTAATGGAGAATGGAAAAAATTGTATTGTCCTGAAAAAAATTCAGGTGATCCTTGTCCATTTTGTGAAGTAGCATCTGAATTAGATAAATCTAGTTCAAAAGAGGACAAAGATTTAGCTAAAAATTACAAACCTAAAAAGTTCTATGTCGTAAAAGGTATTGAAAGAGGTAAAGAAGATGAAGGTGTTAAATTTTGGAGATTCCCACACAATTATAAAGGTGCTGGTGTATTTGACAAAATGATAGCGGTATTTTCTGAAAAAGGTGATATTTCACACGCAACAGAAGGTAGGGATTTAATCATCAACGTAGGTAAAGATGATAGAGGTAATTCAGTAGTTAGTTCAATTATTCACGATGATAGAGAACCGTTAGGAACTGAAGAACAAATCACCGAATGGACATCAGATACTATGACATGGGAAGATGTTTTTAGTAAGAGAGATTATGATTACTTATCAAAAGTAGTAAGAGGTGAAAATCCTTACGAAAAGAAGGAAACATCAAGTGGTAACAACGGTGGTTCACTAAAAAACCAAACCGAAGAAGAAACAATAATGGATGATGAACAACCATTTTAATTAAAAAATTAAAAGCTCCGAAAGGGGCTTTTTCTTTTTTTACTATTTAAAAAATAACAAAAAATAATTATTATTAAGTATGTCAAAAATTAAAGTTTGTATGTGTGAATCATATACTACAATATTAGCAAAAGAATGGATCGAAATTGATTCAGAAATGTATGAAGAAACTAAAGGTATGTCACCCGAAGAACTTGAAGAATACATTCAAGAAAACTACAATGAAATGAAACCAACTCCAGGTAATGAAAATGAATTTACAACCTCATTAGGTGAAGAATTAGATCAAATGGAAATGATGAATGATAAAATAAAAAACCAAGATTCTTGGTTAGAGTTTACCCCTTCTAATGACTGTGAAGATTGTGACGAGGAAGATTATGATGTTAAAGAGGAAGAAGAATAAAATAAAAAAAATAATATAAGAATAATGGCTGGTAGTAAAGCAACAAAAAAAGAAGAAACTAAGGTAACTGTAAAACCTAAAGTTGTTGATAAAAAATCAATTGATTTATCAAAACTAAAAGATTTTAAAAATAAAAATGGTTTTAATGAAGATGTTAAAGACAAAGAATTAGATTGGATTCCTATTTCTAAAGCATTTACGGAAGCAACAGGATTGGCTGGTATTCCTAAAGGATATATTACATTATCGAGAGGATTTTCTAATACCGGTAAATCTACATCTTTAATGGAGGCTATTGTATCATCTCAAAAATTAGGTATTCTTCCGGTTATTATTGACACAGAAAACAATTTTAGTTGGGAACACGCTAAAGATATGGGGTTACAATTTGACGAGGTTATTGACACGGAAACAGGTGAAGTTGTAAATTATGATGGATTTTTTATCTTTATCAATAACGAATATTTAATTGATAATTATGGGAAAAAAAGAGATAAAAATAGACAAGAAGCGGTAATTGAAGATGTTGCTGATTTCTGTCACGATTTATTGGATAAACAAATTGATGGTGAATTACCATATGAAATATTATTTGCTTGGGATTCAATTGGAACTTTAGATTGTGAACAATGTGTTACTTCTAAAAATAGAAATAATATGTGGAACGCAGGAGCATTAGAAGCAGCATTTAAGTCACTTGTAAATCATAGAATACCTTCATCAAGAAAAGAAGGAAAACCTTTTACAAATACTATGATTGCAGTTCAAAAGATTTGGATTGATAGTATGGGTGCTGGTGTTGTAAAACATAAAGGTGGTGAGGCTTTCTTCTATGGGGCTAGATTAATTTTACACTTTGGTGGTATTCAAGCACACGGAACTGAAAGATTAAAAGCGACAAGTAATAAGAGAGAATATTCATTTGCGATTGGAACTAAGATAGAAGTTGTAAAAAACCAAATTAATGGTATTCAGTTATTAGGTAAGATAATTTCAACACCACACGGATTTATTAGTTATGATGAATTAGAAAATTATAAAAAAGTAAATAAAGATTACCTATTAAGTAAATTAGGTAGTGATGAAGGTGAAATTGAAATCACATCAGAAGTTGTAAATAGTATTGATTCAGAATAAAAAATAAACCCCGACTAATAATCGGGGTTTTTTGTTTTTATCCTCTTAGTATTTGTTGTGTTGGTGGTTCATCATCCGAATTTTCCGAACTATTTTTACCATTCTGAACTGCGTGTGTAATTAAAATTGACGTTATTAAACCCGCATCAATTGTTAAAAACGATACACCATTAGCGTCACTCCAATTCACAATTTGTAAGTAACAAAATACGATTGTTATAATCAAAGCAATTACTTTTTTAAGTGAGTAACCTATTGATGTATTTTTCATCATTTGTGTTAAATCATTATCCTTAAAAAAAGAATATAATTTAGTTAATTTATTTTTCATATTTACTGTGTTTTTTTATTTTATTATTATTCCTGATACAAATAAATATTTGATTATATGAAAATAAATGAAATCCATCAAGGATATTAAAAAAGAAATTGGTTATGTTGAATTTAGACTATCCAAAACAGAATTTGTGATAATACCAATATACTCTTTAAGGGTTGTTAAAATAGGTATTAGACTTGAAACCAAACAACACGAATTAATAGAACAACTAAATAGAATGTCAAACTTTTATGATGAAAATAATTTTCTATTAAATGGTAAAAAAATAGAATACGGAATTATTCTACTCAAGAAACGTAAAAAAACAATCGAATTTAGTGAAATAAATAAAGGTATTATGACTGATTTAGTAGTAGTTGATGAAATATATAGATTTACTTTAACTAAATAGTTATTAATATATTAGTTATGAAAATAGGTATAGATGTAAATATTTTAAGAAATTACATACCCAGATTAATTGATATGTATTCTAAAGAACATGATAAAAGTCCATTAAATGATGAGATAAACCCATACTCTTTGGAAAAAAGTTTTGATGATGAAATATTTGATTTCATAGGTGAAAACGTATTAGAAATATTTGGGTTTGCTAAAGAATCTGAAAGGGGTGTTATTAGTTATTGTAATCAATTACAAAAAAATTATATCAATCACAAATTTTATATTATATGTAATGGATTTGAAATTATGGTTCCCAGTACATTACATTTTTTATGTAAAATGAATTGTGATATTGATGGATATATTTTTAGAAAAAACTCTATTGACTTATGGCAAGAAGTTGATATGATTGTAACGGATAGTCCATTTCTATTGGAGAATAAACCTAAAGATAAAAAAGTGGTTAAGTTAAATAAGTTTTATAATTTAAACATTCAAAGTGACTACTCAATAAATAGTTTATTAGAAATTGAAAATGAAAGAATATTATA